TATTGACATATGCCATGACAAAAAGATATCTTGAGGATATGGACTTTGCGTTAAACACAGAGAAGCAAATAAGATTTAATCAAAGACAGGATAGACTTTACCTAGATGTTGATTGGGGAGATGTCACGAAAGATGATTATCTCATTATTGATTGTTATAGATTGTTAGATCCAGATACATTTAATAGGGTTTGGAATGATTCATTCCTTAAAAGATATGTCACTCAACTCATTAAACGACAGTGGGGGCAAAATTTATTAAAGTTCCAGGGTGTCAAACTTCCTGGTGGAATTGAATTGAATGGTAGGCAGATATATGATGATGCTCAAAAAGAACTAGATGTTATTAGAGAGATTATGTCAAACACTTATGAACTTCCACCACTTGACATGATCGGTTAATCTAATGCTTAATCCATATTTCCAACAAGGGGCAAGGTCCGAGCAAAATCTAATACAAGATCTTATCAACGAACAGTTGAGAATGTATGGTGTTGAGGTGCATTATCTTCCAAGGAAGTATCTGACTGAAAAAACTATTATTAGAGAAGTAATACAATCTAAATTTGATGATGCATATCCAATCGAAGCGTATATAGACAATTTTGAGGGATACAATGATAATACTACGATATTATCAAAATTTGGTATACAGCAAGAGCAAGAATTAACTTTAATTATTTCAAAGGAAAGATTTGAGACCTATATTTCTCCTTTGATGAAGAATGAGCAAAATATTAAACTATCTACAAGACCAAAAGAAGGAGATTTGATTTATTTCCCTCTTGGAGATAGACTTTTTGAAATTAAATTTGTTGAGCATGAAAAACCATTTTATCAACTACAGCAGAACTATGTTTATGAATTGAGATGTGAACTCTTTAGATATGAAGATGAGGTTATTGATACTGGTGTTGATGTTATAGATGATGTTTTAATTGGCGGTGAATCCGATGGTTTAATAGATGGAAGTGGTGGTGATGGAAGTGGATCTTTCTCTTCTATTCTTGGATCCACTCAAAGACTTACTATGGTTGGATCAGCAGTAACTGCAACCGGAACTGCTGGTATTTTAAATGGGGCTATTAGATTTATTAGGTTGACTAATAGAGGTGGTGGATATCTCTCTCCACCAAGAGTAGCAATATCTTCTGCTCCAACAAGCGGAGTTACTGGTATTGCATCTGCAATAATGATTGGAGGAATTAACGTCTGCAATGAAAGTGCAAATCCAGGAGCACAATCTGTTCAACAGGTTCAAATTTTAAACTCAGGAAGTGGATATACGAGTCCACCAGGAGTTAGATTTATTTCAAATAGTGGTGCTGGTGCTGCGGCAACAGTGGGTATTTCCACAACAGGTGGTGTTGGAATAGTTACATTATCCTCAGGAGGAGGTGGATATACGACTGCACCATCAGTTACAATATCTGCTCCAAAGCATGTTGGTGGTGCTGCTACAGCAGTCCTAGACAGTCCTATAGTCGGTGGTGGTGTTAGTATTGTATCTGCCCCTATAAGTATCGGTGCATCTGCATTCCTGTTCCCAGGAGGAACAACTGGTGGTGTGTTCTATAAAACAGCACCTACAGTTACGTTTGCATTACCTACAGGCACAGGAAATGTTGCTCAAGCAACTGCAACTATTGCTAACTCTAGTCAAGCTGGAATTATCCAGAACATGACATTTGCAAGCACTGGTAGTGGGTATCAAGCAGGTGAAACAGTTAGTTTGGTTCCAAACAACGTAAGCATGGGTGGAACAAATGCACAAGTTCGTATTGATTCTGTTAATGGACTTGGTGCTGTAACTGGATTTACAACTGTCAGTGGTGGTATTGACTTTGAAGTAAGTTCCAATCCATCTAATGATTTTTATGAAGCAAGAGGTGGAAGTGGAAATGATAACTTCCGTTTAATGGTGACTTCTGTTACGAGAGCACTTGGAGGAGTAATAAATTCTCTTGCAATTACCACAGGAGGTAGATTCTATACTAGTGCTCCAATAGTAGTAATTGATCATCCAGGAACAAGTTTTGCATCTGCGACAATTGGAATCGCTGGATCCTCCATTAATCCAGGGTCTATTGCCTTTAGCACAACTGGTAGAGCCTATACAACTGCTCCAACAGTTGCTATAACGACTTCATCTGGACAAGATGCTCCTACTCAAGTTGCTGTTGGTATTGCAACAATTCATGCAGTAACAGGTATAGTTACAGCAGTTGGATTTAATAGCACGACAGATCCATGGTGTGTTGGCACTGGAGCAACCATTGGTCTTGGATATACTGCAGCACCTGTAATATCTTTCAGTGGAAATCCATCACCAGTTAGAGCAACTGCTACAGTCACTATTACAAATGCTGGAGTGGTTAATGGAATTACAACAACTAATATTGGATTTGGATATCTAACCGCACCATCGGTTTCCATAGCAAGTCCCGGAGGAGCAGATGAAAACTTTAGAGCACTTGGTGTCGCAACCATTAGATCTACATCAGTTAAAACTGAAGGCACTGTTGGTATAGGATCTAGCGTTATTACTGGAATTACTACAACTAATATTATTGTAGGTGATAGAGTAAGAATGAGTGTTGGATATAACAAACCATACAACTTTATACCTGCAGATGTCTTTGTACAATCTATTGGGTCTAATTCTCTAACCATGTCAGAGTCTGCCACAAATGTTGGTATTGCTACATCTGTATTTGAATTTGGTATTGAGAATTGTGGTATTGTAACTGGAATTGCGGTCACTTTTGGTGGTGGTGGATATTTGACACCACCTACAGTAACCATTTCTAATGAAGTATCTGAGAAAAATTATGTTGAAGAAGTATCTGGCATTACTACTGCTACAGGAATTGCAACAGTAAGTGCCGCTGGAACTATATCACATGTAAATATTCTTGATGCTGGTTATGGATATATAATCGAACCAGAAATAACCATTTCAAATGCCGAAGGATCTGGATCTGGAAACTTTGTATTCAATGAAACTGTAACTGGATCTATAAGTTCTTCTACAGCGATAGTTAGAGTCTGGAACTCTGAGGATAGTGTTCTTCAAGTAGCATCTGTAACTGGAGAATTCATACAGGGAGAAACTATCACGGGATCTACATCGGGTGCTACTCATGAACTTAGAATAATAAATATCAATCCTGTTGATGATGGATTTGCAGATAATATTAACATAGAGAACGAAGCAGATTCGATTATAGACTTCAGTGAACAGAACCCATTTGGAATTCCATAAATAATATCACTCTCAGTATATCGTAATTCCATAAGGATAAACAATGTTTGAATATTTTTATAACGAAATTCTAAGGAGAACCATTGTATCTTTTGGTACTCTTTTTAATTCATTAACCATCAAACAAACTAATTCCTCTGATGATGTGATCAACACTATCAGGGTTCCTTTGTCTTATGGACCAACTCAAAAGTTTCTTGCAAGAATTGAACAGCAAGCAGACTTGAATAAAGCAACTTCAATAACATTGCCCAGAATGTCATTTGAATTTACTGGGATGACTTATGATTCTGCAAGAAAAGTAACTACAACACAACAATATACTGTAAAAGACCCAGATGATGGATCTGAGTCAAAAAAAGTATACATGCCAGTTCCATATAACATGCAATTTGAACTGAGCATTATGACAAAATTAAATGATGATGCATTACAAATTGTAGAACAAATTTTACCATATTTTCAACCATCATATAATTTAACTGTTGAGTTAGTAGAATCAATACAAGAAAAACGTGATATTCCAATAATCCTTGAGAATATTACCATGCAAGATGATTATGATGGAGATTTTACAACAAGGAGAGTCCTTCTTTATACGTTGAGATTTACTGCAAAAACATATCTGTTTGGCCCTGCTACATCTGCAACCAAGGATATTATCAAGAGGTCTACTGTCAGTTATCTTACTGGAACAGATTTAACTAACGCGACAAGAGAGCTTAGTTATTCCAGTGTTCCAAGAGCAACTAAAAATTATACCGGAGATGCCGCTACTACTATATCTGCAGATATTGCCAAAACTAGTAAGATAATTGAAGTTGAAAGTGTAACTGGTTTAACTGCTAAATCTTATATTG